GCCAAGCTGATGGCCACGTTTGCTGAAATTCCGTCATTGGTCAAACAGGCCATTGACAAAAAGCTGTATCGGCAGAAGTCGATCGAGCTTGACGTTGACGTTTCGTATAAGGGCGAAACGTTTCCTTACGTCCTGACCGGGGTTGCGCTGCTGGGCTCTGAACTGCCCGCCGTCAACACAATCAACGATCTGGGCGAATATATGGCCTCTAAGGGGCAAAGCGGTTATGCCGCCGGTTCCCGCTCTGTTTTCAGTAGTGAAAAAGGGGCGCTATTCAAATCCGTTAATGAGGATAAAATCATGAGCGACGAAAATCGCATTGCGGAGCTTGAGGCCGCCCTCGCCAAGGCCAATAGCGAAAACGCAGAATTCAAGTCAAAGGCTGATGCGGCTACCGCCGAAGCTGATGCACTCAAGGCGAAGCATGAGAAGGAACTGTTTGATCGCAGCATTCAGGATCTGACCGGTCGAATGGAAAAGCTGGTAGAGGCTGGCGTGCTGGTTCCTGCCAAACGCGATGAATACGCGCGCGGCATGACCGACAGCGCAGCTGTTGAGCACACCACTGTGGCCATCGAAGCCCTTGAATCTGTGACCAGTGTTTCGAAGTTCAACAAAGAACAGGGCAACCACGAGGACGTCACTTACACTGACCCGTCTGAGGAAGTGGCGCGTCGCATCGCTGAATTGCAGGATGTAGACCCCAAGCTGTCCTACAGTAACGCGCAGGCCCGTGTCTTCCGGAAGGATGCGAAGCTGGCCCGTGACTACATCACCATGACTTGAGGTAACTGTTATGTCATATCAAGACTGTCTTGGCGTCCGTGCGGGCGCTGATCTTTCCGGTAAGCAGTACATGGCGATAGAAGTCGCTGGTACTGTTGCCGGTTCTGAGGTTGCCGCCTTTGGCGTTCTGCAGAACAAGCCTAAGTCCGGGGAAGACGCTTCCCTGTGCTATCAGGGCCGCACCAAGGTAAAAGCCGGTGGTGCACTGACTGTAGGCGCACAGCTGGGCGTCAATTCCACTGGCTACTTTGTGGCCGTTTCATCTGGCCCGTCCGTTGGTCGCGCCATCAACGCCGTCGCTTCTGGCGGCATTGCTGATGCGGTTGTCGGCTTCGCGGCTGTCAACATCGCTGGCGGTTAATAGGAGGCTAAGGAAATGAGTGCAACTGGTCACGACCTACATATCGATGCCGCGCTGTCGAACATGGCTATGGGCTATCGCCCTTCCGGTTTCATCGCGGATATGATCTTTCCCACCGTACCGGTTCAGAAACAATCTGACCTGTATTACATCTTTTCCCGCGAGGACCGCCTGCGCGTGAAGGACACCCGCCGCGCGCCAGGTGCTGAAGCAAACCGCATCGACGAGAATGTGTCGAGTGATACTTACTTCGCCACCAACTACGCGCTGAAGGCTGCCGTCACCCTGGAAGACCGCGAGAACGCCGATCCTGTTCTGCTGGCTGGCCTGATCAATGGCCGCACGCAGTACGTGCTCGATTCTCTGCTGCTGGACATGGAAACCCGTGTCGCCAATCAGGTGACTTCCGGTTCCAATGTCGGCTCTTATGCAGGCGTTTCGTCCGGTTGGAGTGGTGCTGGTGACGTGTTGGGCGATCTGAATACTGCCATTGACAATGTTTATGACTCGACCGGCATCCGCCCTAATCGCGTCGTATTCGGTGAGGAGGCATGGCGCTCAGCCAGGCGTGATTCCACCGTTCGCAACCTGATCTTCGGCACCAACAACGGCGGCGGCTACGCATCACGCGAAGCCATGGCCGATCTGTTGGAAGTTGATCGGATCATGGTCGGCGGTGCGTTCCAGAACACCGGTGACGAAGGTCTGGCAGAAGCGCTGTCCTCCATCTGGAAAGACAACGTGCTGGTCTACTATGCACCGGAATCTCCGCGCATCGATGCCCCATCGCTGGGCTATAACTTCCGCTGGTCGCGCCCGGGTATCCCGAACATGGCCATTGAGCGGCATCCGTATGATTCGCGCCGCAAGGCCGAGGAAGTGGAAGCGGGGTATTATCAGGATGAGAAAATCACCGGCGCAGCCTATGGCTTCTTGCTGGCTGCGGTGAATTCCTCCACCTGATGACTATGCTGCGGTAGAATGTTGGCGGGGCTTCGGCCCCGTCATTTCATTAACCACCGGAGAATGTTTATGGCACTGGTTCCACCTGAAAAGCAGGACAAGGACAAGGCAGGGAGACCACCGAACAAGCGCCGCAAGGCCTGAACGAATACCGAGAAAACACAATGCCAGCTGATGCTTTAGCGTTCGCTGGCATTTTTATATCTGGCCACTGGCCAACAGGAGACAGAACAATGTTCATCACCATGCAATGCGGCGGTCTGCCATTCAACGGCAACACCATCAAAGAGCGTTCCCTTGGGGGCTCAGAATCAGCGGCCTACTACATGGCCCGGTCCTTGGCCGATATGGGTCACAAGGTCACACTGTTCACCAATCACCAGGAAGGCGGAGAATTCGACGGCGTGCGCTACGTGTGGGCCGGTCAGCCAAGCGAGGAAAGTCCCCTAGGCGAACAGTTCGAATTCTATGCACAGCACACCCCCTGCGACGTGCTGATTATCCAACGCGCTCCGGGTGCCTTTATTAAGCAATACCACGCCAAGCAAAAGCTGCTTTGGCTGCATGATCTGGCGCTTGATTCCTACAAGCCACAGGTCGCAGCAGCCCTGCACAACATAACCGGCATTTTGTGCGTGTCCGAATTCCACAAACAGCAGGTCTGTGATGTTTACGGCCTGAACCCTGATGGCGTCCATGCGATCACCAACGGCGTGGACTTGGCGCTGTATGAGGGCATTGAGAATCAATGGATTGATGCGCCTGATACTGGCCTTTTGCGTGGCGATAAGAAATACCTGATTTATTCCCACCGCCCTGAGCGAGGCTTGGAGCATTTGGTGCGCCCTGAAGGCATCATGCACCGACTGTGGGAAGCGGGGCAGCGTGACTATCATCTGCTGGTTTGTGGTTACGACAACACCACGCCACAGATGGAGGGGCTATACAACACCCTTTGGAACGCCTGTGATGTGTTGCCGAATGTCACCAATCTGGGGGCGCTGACCAAAAAGGAATTGGCCGATCTGCAGCAGCAGTGCTATGCGCATATTTATCCCAGCGAATTCGAAGAGACTTCGTGCATCACCGCCATGGAGTGCATGGCTGCCGGGCTGCCGATTGTGGGGTCAGATGTCGGCGCATTCCCTGAAACCGTGAAAGGGGCCGGGGCGAAGGTTATTCCACTGAAGGACGGAAAAGCCGATGAGGACGCCTTTGTGCAGTATTTCGGTGACTGCCTGGCCGAACACCGGGAAGATATGGCAAGCGCCCAACTGCAAGCGGCCGGAAATTACACGTGGGCCAAGGCGGCTGACCGGTTGATGGCTGTGGTTGTGCAGAACTTCAACGCGCAAAGCAACACCGCAAAACTTCGCCACCTGATCGAAATGTCGGACATTTACGCGGCTGCCGAGCTGGTTCCGAAATGCCCGGATGCGGCAGATGACCCTATTGTGCATCGTGCCATCGCCGAACTTGGGGTGTGTTATCGGTTTGCCTTTGACGATGATTTCGCAGAGCACTACCGGGGTTATTATGAATACGAAAAGGCGCGCGGCGTAGATTACGGCCCGGAAATTCTGGACGGAAACAGCCGTTTTGAATACGTGTCCGGGCTGGTTTCCATGCTGCCTGAAGGTTCCAGTGTTTTGGATTACGGCTGCGCTCATGGTCACTACACCATCAACTTGGCCAAGCGGTTCCCACAGTTGGATTTTGTTGGCGTGGACATCACCCTGTCGAATGTCGAAAAGGCCAAGGCATGGGCGGAATCTGAGAAGCTGGATAATGTGCGCTTTTTCCACGGCACGCAGGATGAGGCCTTGACCCATGGCCCCTATGATTTTGTGATAGCGGCCGAAGTCATCGAGCACGTGGCCGACTATGCCCAATATGTCGATGCCCTGCACATGATGCTGCACGATAAGGGCACTATGTGCATCACCACCCCCTATGGGCCGTGGGAGGCGCAGGGCTACAAGGAACACCACCCGTGGCGCGCCCATTTGCACCACTTTGAGCGCGCTGACCTGCACGAGGTATGGGGCCACATGGACGGATTTAACGTCGTATGCCTGCCGTCAGGCCCGGTAGTGGGCAGTTACGCGACCACCTTCACCCGCACGCCAGGGGCCAAATCGGGGAAAGTGGATTATGAGCGCAAGCTGGCCGAATTGATGCCGCGCCAGACATTATCCTTGTGCATGATCGTGCGAAATGCCGAGGACACTTTGCTGCGTACGCTGCGGTCGGTTGAGGATTCTGTGGACGAAATCCGTATTTTTATCGACCCAGATTCTGATGATCGAACAGAAGAGGTGATTAAGAACTTTGAGCGCGACACCAAGCTGTGGCCGGTGATTACTGTCAAGACCCTATCCGCCTCGCCGTTGGAGCAAGGATTCGATGCGGCGCGCAATGAATCAATCGAAGGCGCTGCGGGTGATTGGGTGCTGTGGATGGATGCTGACGAGATTATGAATTACCCGGAGCACATGGGCGTGTGGCTGCAGGAAAACCCCCTGCTGGGCTATGCGGTGGCGCAACACCACTTCAGCGCTGAACCGTTGGGCGTGATGAAGACCGATTACCCCTGCAGGCTGTTTAGGAACGGCCGTGGCGTGCGTTTCTTCGGTGTGGTGCATGAGCACCCGGAAACTGAATTGAACGCCGGTGTGGGGCACCTGAAGATCGCTCAGGGTTTTGAGATTCTGCACAACGGGTATCAAAACGAGCGGGTGCGCCGGAAGCGCTTTGATCGCAACATCGATCTGATGAAGGCTGACCGTGAAAAGTACCCTGATCGGCATCTTGGCAAGTTCCTGTGGATTCGGGACATTGCGCAGATGCTGAACCGTGGCCTGCGCGAGGAGGGCCTGTTGGTTGACGATCAAGTCAAGAAAGCGGCAGCGGATGCGCTGGCCTTATGGGATGACCTGATACAGGGCGGACAAATCAGGATGCTGGTTGATGGGCTAGAATGGCATAATCAACTGGTAACGATTCTGGGGGGAAAGATCGAGGTTTCGTTCACCCTGGACACAGCCCCAATGCCGGGCAGCACGTCAGTGGCCAATGTTAGTCCGTTGACTGGCGTTTTCCTCACCGAGGATGATGCTAAACATTTTCTCAACACCATTCTGCATGAAAGGGTAAAGGGCTATGGATCAAAATATGCTTTCTAAGCTGGCGTCAATTCTTGGGGTTCCGAAGGGAAATGATCAGGTTTCCCTGCATGGCACGTGGCGCTTTCAAATCACGCGCGCCAATGGTGGTGTCGAGGAACACGTCGTCAAAAACACCATGATTGCAACCGGCCTGAACAAGGCCGCCTCCATGCTGACCAGCAACACTCAGTCGGCGTTCCTGTATCTGGCCATTGGTACGGTGACCGCCGAATCATCGCTGGGCTCATCAAACTTCGGGGAAGTGTCCCGCAAGATCGCTGCCACGCAGACCAGTTCCAATGAAGTCGCCATTCTTGTGGCCACGTGGGCCGGTGACGCTGACAGCATCAGTGGCGTTGCCTTGGGTTCTGGAGCATCGTGTAACCACGCATCGAGCGGTCAGGGCGAAATCCTGAACATCGTAAATAGCGTAGATGCCACCCTGCAAGATAGCGACCACCTGAAAATCCAGATGGAAGTTCAGGTTGGTTCGCACAACCTGTGATGAACAAAAAGCAACAGGCAAGATCAAGAGAATGGCTGATAGACGTGATACTGCTGGCGGTGACAATGGTATGGGTGGCCTCCTGGGTCGCCTTAACACTGCTCTAGAGAATCGCATCGCTATGCTGTTTGTTGCTGCTGTTCTTGGTGCTGGTGGCGGGGTTGGATATATCAAGACCAATCCAGA